GCCTGTACCATTAATCTCTACTTCTTTTTTAAGATCTTTTACGTATCGCATTTGTTTTGCAGTACGCTGCATCTCTGTAATATAATCTAAAATTTTTCTAGTGATTCGTTCCATTTCCATTCCTAATTATTTTCTCTACATCTTCAGTTAACTTCTCTGTTCTTTTCTTTAAAAACTCTATGTTAACTGCATTATTTCTCATACCCTTAATTTCTACTTCTACATCTTCTAATAAACCACTGACGTGTTCCACGATCATAAATAATTCTGCCTCTCCAGCTGATTGACCTAACTCACCTCTTGGATATTTAATTCTAAACTCTGAGTTTTGATCTAAATCTTTTTGCATCAACTCTATCTTTGTAGAGTGTTGATTTAATTTTTCATGAATGCCAAAATAAGCCCAGGTTCCGATTGCGATTATCGCGATCAGACTGGCAACCGTTTTCATTGGCATTTGCACAGCTGCTGATTCAGAAATTTTTAAAGCCATAAATTACTTATTTATAAAATCCTTTGAATATCCAATTTACCCATTTGTCCCAAACGCTTTTAATTTTGTTCCAAATAGTTCTGACTACCCACAAAATTTGTTGTTTAATTTTTTCTAACATTTCCATCTCCTTCTAGCTTGTCTTAGCCTTGAATTTGGATCTTTAGCTGCTTTTGGAAATTTCTTCATTTGTCCAGCACTTCTGGCACAAAATGATTTACGTCTCTTTGCGGCCTTAGATCCAGGTTTTACTTTTCCTGTGACTGCTGTTCTAAGTTTTGAACCAGGATTATCTCTCCTGTACTTAGCAACACCAGCTGCTGTCATCCCCGCTCCACTTTTTGTGGAACGAAAATACTTTTTACTTCGTGGAGGCATCGTATCGCCTCCACGCCTTAATTTTAAAAGTTCCGATGTATATACTTTATTAGTAACTTCCATCGAAAAATACCGTTACACTATCAAAACCACCACTAATATCGATGAATGCACCATCAGGATAACGAATACCTTCATCAGGAATATAAGGATCTAGCATACCAGCTGCAGCAGGTGCATCTAGTTCTAATCTCTTATCTCCTGATTGTGATCCATTTCTAATGATCATTGCACCAGCAGCAGAAGCATTTGATACTCCATGCATTCCTCTAACTCTTGTCGCTCCAGCAAACACAATACCAGTGGTATCAGTTGTTGCCGTAAATCCAGCAGATACTGCTGCGATAGTTGCGTCATGACTAATTTTGGTTACTGTTAAAAACTTTGTAGATCCTGTAACTGTATTTGAGTTTGGACCAGTTCCAATAGTTTCTGAAACAGCGTTTCCATTAGCGTCAGTTCCTGTAATTGTAAAATTCACAGAAGCGTTATTAGATGCAGAAGTTAATGTAACAGTCGTTGACATGTTTGAGCCATCATTTACTGCAGTCCCAGTAAGGGTCATGTCTGCAGCGCCTGATTGAGACTGCACACCAGCAATTGCTGTTGTGCTAGCTGAAACAGCTTTAAACATTTTCGCCTGTATACTTGTACTTGACATATTTTCTCCTAATTAGGTGCTCCCTAAGGAGCACCAGTTTAATTATTATGCTAAGTCTAGTGTTTCTGTAAATGTCATTCCAACGAATGTCACTGTTATAGATGCACCAGATGCTCCTGGGTCTGCCATTGTCACCATGATTTCATCAGGTGTAATTGGTATTCCTGCAGTCGTTCCTGAACCGCCAGATCCTATTCCGTTTACTCCGTTACAAGCAAAGATTTTTGCTGTTGCTGCGCTTGAAGCTAAAGCTGCGCCATCAACATATGCCTGAGCTGAACCTTGAGTTCCAACATCTGCAATTACTCCACCTGTTGTTGTAACTGTGTTGTTTCTTATTACAACGAACATTGGAATAAAGTCTGCTGGGAAACCGATTGCTGCTTCAGTTCCTGTTGTAGCACCGTTAGCAACTGCTACAGTCGCTTGGTAAGTTTTCATTACAAAACCTTCAGTTGCGATACTGCTTAAAAATAAAGCACCCGCTTCTTTAGCCGCGTCAGCTGTAACTGAGTTACCGCCAGTTGCTGCGTTAAGGTCTGCAACTTTTGTTACTGCACCAGTGGTGCTGTTTTTTACGATTGTTTCAAAACCATTTTCCGATCGGACTGGTCCCGAAAAAGTTGTATTTGCCATAATTTATTTCTCCTATAGTTTTACACCTGCAGTCTCTATAGCGTCTGCCTAGCCAGTCTGCAGATAAATTTATCTAGGTCTTTTCATTATACATAAAAAAAGGGGCGATGTGAACACCGCCCCTTTCAATTCGTAATACTAATGTAAGTATTAGACTAATTTACCATTTCCAAATATTGCTCTTGGATCTGAGAATCCAAAAGAATATCTTTCTCTAGCTTTAAATCTAACATTACCTGTATCGAAGTCACCTTCCATTGCTGTTTTGATTGGTGATCTAACAAACATTTTCATGCCGTTAGGTACATCAGTCATAAGGAAAAACGCATCCGTGTCAGTTAAAAAGTTATTCACTCTGTAACCTTGAGGGATCATTCCCATTGAAGCAATAGCATTGATGTCGTTATCTGCAGTTGCAGTTCTTTGAGGAGTCTTCATTAATCTCTCAGCTGTAAATTGTAATTCTTTTGGAATTATCATTTTTACACCTTGAGCAGCGATTTTAAGACCTCTCTCATCAACGAACGCTTGGATGTCAATCAAAGATTGTTCCAAAGATGTTTCGTTAAGATCTGCCGCTGTTGAAAGAACATTTGAGAATGTTCCACCTGTAGCTAATGGGTGTGCGCTGTTGATAAGCGTTTTACCATCACCACCTGTGAAAGCAGTATTCTGTGCATTGTTCAATACATTCGCAGCTTTTACTTGCTTCGTGTTTGCCATAGATCTTGCAAGAGCTCTTGTGTATCTTGCAGCTAATCTATCGTATAGGTTATCTTCGATTGCTTCCTCTGTGATCGAGAACGCTAACGCGATTGTTTCGTGATTGTATCTAGCTGTAAAAGTCTCTTGAGCTTGATCAAAAACTACTCCAGCACCTTCTTGTTTAGTTGGTGCAGAAGCAAATCCCGCTAACATTACTTCCTCTTCGAAAGCTCTGTCAGATGTTTCTGTGGCATAAATTTCAGCATGCTGATTTTCATACCTTTTGTATTCCAGGCCGAATAGGGCATTCAATCCTGGCTCTAGTTCTTTAACTAGTTGCGATCGTGATATAGCCATAATTATCTCCTATTATATGCCTGTTCTGCTTCTATATTGGTGGTGGTTTATTCTCACCAAGATATTAGCGTTTGATGTTGTTGTGTCTGAGTTATCAGGGTCCTGACAAATATCAATCGCTTGTAGTACGAATGATACAGTAGTTCCTGAATTAGATACATCCAACATTGCTTTAGATATACCAGTTTGTGTTACACCAGTTGTGTTAGTAACAGCGTAGTTTCTAAAAAGATCCGCTCTTGTAAAAGCTTCATCAGCGTTTGCCAAGAAGACCGCATCTGGGTCGTCTACTACAAAAGCTGTAATATCACTAGCAACAATACTACCTGGGTAGTAGTTACCGTAAGTTGGCTTTTGTGTAGTTGGATCTGTATAAAACACACCGTTAAAAACGCCCACTGCAGCTGTAGATAAACCAGCACTGTTGTTGGTATTATTGTATTTCTCAATGTTACCAGCAGTCGTTACAACAACCAAGTCTCCTTGGAAAATTGCATGACCCATGTTACTAGCTATCGTGTATCTGTTTTGGGCACCAACTAATGGTGTACCGTCTAGTTTTCTGTACGGTCTTAGACCGAACTGTTCTTTTACGTTTGCCATAGTTTAGTTTCCTTATTATTAACGTTTTATCTTAAAGACCCGATAGCAATTGCAAAAAAATTATTTCTTGCGACTACCACCAAAGGTCACTTTTGACTGCCTATCAATATTGATTGGCATGTCAGGATGTTGTTCCTTCATTAAGTCACTATCTACAGAGTTCATCCTATCTTGTGTTATTTTTTCAAAATAGGCTTGTCTTGCTTCTAGTATCTCAATTGGAATTCTAGCCAACACCAGCCCTCCAATTCCGACTAACCCCTGATGTTTACCTTCAGATATAGTTGGATAATCATTTTTGCCTAACTCACTTACGATCGTATCAGCTCTAACAAATTCCCAACCCTCTCTGAGTTTACGAGACACGTTAGACGTATCATCGAAACCTTGCACTGTTGTTCTTATCCAACGATGTGCAAAACCTTTCGGTGCAGGTGGCGCATCCAAACTGGATGATGGAGCCCAATCAACTTTTCTAACTTCTTTAGATCTAGTCGATGACTCGCGTGAAGTTCTTATCTTTTCCATTAGTTTCCTCCCTTCACGAATTTTGCGTATTCCTCTAGTGGCACCCCTAATTTC